GTTAGTGATTGCTAACATAGACAATAAACAATTCGAATTTATTGGAGATGATCATGGCAACAGCTAATAAGGGTGCAGGAAGGCCAGCAGGAAGCCCCAACAAGGCGACAGCGGAGGCTAGGCAGGCTATAGCACTGTTTGTCGATCAAAACGCTCACAGGCTCACTGGATGGCTTGATCAGGTAGCGGGTGGTGTGAAGGTTGAAGTTCTGGATGAGAACGGTCAACCGATTGGGCATGAGTATGTTGTCCCACCAAACCCAGCTAAAGCCTTTGACATGTTCCAGTCGGTGGTGGAGTACCACATTCCAAAGCTGGCGCGTCAAGAGCACGTCGGCAATGATGACAAGCCATTGGTGATCGAGCACAACGTGAACGTGTTCGGTGAGTTGCTCAAGTCAATCAAGATGCAACGCCAAGCCGAATGAGCGCATTGGATGCAGTGCTGGACGATCCCAGCATCAAGAAGGAATTTCAAAGCCTGCATCCCACTGAGCAGGCGGTGATCAATTGGCAGTTGAACTGGCTGGGTAAGCAAGCACACAAGCACCAGATCGAGCCGACGGGTGATTGGTGGAATATATGGTTAATGCTCGCAGGCCGCGGCGCCGGAAAAACTCGTGCGTCCGCTGAAACTTTGGCATCATGGGCATGGGAGCAACCCAACACAAGATGGCTTGTCTCAGCCCCTACCAGTGGCGACTTGAAGGGTACATGCTTTGAGGGTGACTCAGGACTCATGGCGGTGATCCCCCCAGTGCTCATTGCCAAGTACAACTCCAGCCTGCATGAAATACACTTACACAATGGGTCGTTCATCAAGGGCATCCCAGCGTCCGAACCTGAGCGCTTCAGGGGGCCACAGTTCCACGGTGGGTGGCTGGATGAGCTAGCCGCGTGGGAGTACCTCAGAGAGTCGTGGGACATGATCCAGTTCGGCATACGACTGGGACAGCGCACCAAGCTCATATGCTCTACGACTCCAAAGCCTAAGGATGTGGTGATGGAGTTAATTGACCGTGAGGGTGACGACGTGGTGATCACACGCGCCAGCACGTACAGCAACATGAAGAATCTGGCGCCATCATTCCAGAAGCAGATCCTGCAATACGAAGGCACGAACCTAGGTCGCCAAGAAATCCACGCTGAGATCATTGACCCTGAGGAGGGCGGTATCGTCAAGAGGGACTGGTTCAAGCTATGGCCTGCCCACAAGCCGTTTCCCAAGCTTGAGTACATCATTCAATCCTATGACTGCGCGACGTCCGACAAGACTCACAACGACCCCACAGGGTGCATTACGCTGGGTGCATTCAAGCCTATGGACGGTGGCATGTGTGTGATGGTGCTCGACTGTTGGCAGGAGCACCTACAGTATCCCGACCTGCGCCCCAAGGTGATCGACGAGTACGAGACGGTGTACGGTGAGGGACGTGAAAAGAAGCTAGTGGATCTGATCCTCGTGGAGGACAAGAGCGCTGGTATCAGTCTTATACAAGACTTGCAACGGGCGCATTTGCCTGTGCATGCGTATAACCCCGGTCGGGCGGACAAGATCCAACGCCTATCCATCATTGCCAACATCATCAAGGCTGGGCGCGTGTGGGTGCCTGAGAGCACCGTCAAGAAGGGATTCGTGAGGGACTGGGCTGAAGGGATGGTCAGCCAGATCTGTAGCTTCCCTGAGACGGTTCATGACGAGTTCGTTGACTGCATCTCACAGGGCTTGCGGTACATGCGCGATGGCGGTTGGATTAGTATCGATGCACCACCCCGCGATGAACTGGACGAGGACGACATATACGACGCAGACGAGTACAACGCTCGTGCCAAAGGTAAAGTGAACCCGTATGCGCAATGAAGTGGAGTTTACTCCACCAACAAGTTGTAGACGTGCCATCGATGTGAAGGCATAATCGGTGGCACTCATGAAGGACATTCCATGACCCCAAACAGCAAGTTACAACCCACAGTAGACGAGATGCGCCAAGCATTGGGCGCTAAGAAAATGGCAGATGGTGGTTTGACATGGAAAAGCCCAGACTGGAAACCCCATCCAGAGAATGATTTGCTTCAGCCAATTGGGGCATCAAGAATGGTTGGCGATGAGAAACTAATGTCGCAAGATGATACTTTTTCGCATGGGTTGTCCCAGTTCCCATCGAGCAAAAAGTCGTACAGATACCTGTATCATGGTGAAGACAAAAAGCCTATTGGGTCAATGCAAATTCAAACGTCAGGCCCACGAAGCAAAAAAGCCGTGATTCAAAACCTATACGTTGCTGAAGATAATCGTCGCGAAGGCATTGCATCTAAATTGCTCAAACGCGCTAGACAAGACTTTGATGTCAAACATAGCACTGATTTAACTACTGCTGGCAAAGCATTTGCCAAAGCAGTGAAAGCCGAAGGTGGATCGGTGGAACCTAGTCAAGACGAGATGCGCCTAGCACTGGCAAAGGGTGGATCAGCAAAAGAACCCAAGAGCACCGTCAAGGCGTACAAGATGTTCCGCGCTGACCCGAAGCAACCGGGAAAGCTATTCCCATTGTTTGTAGACGCAAAGACGCCAGTCCCAATGAACAAGTGGGTGGACGCCAAAGAGGGCGAGATGAAGGATGGTAAGGTCAAGTCTAAGATTGGCCCACTGGCGTACAGACCCGGTTGGCATGCGGGTGATCTACCCATTGCCACCCACATTGGTGACAAGGACGACGAGCAGAAGGCTGAGATCGCTCGCATCAAGGTATTGCGCGATGCCATGTTGAATGACATTGGCAACGACAAAGAAGGCAAGAAGATTGTCAACAAGATGTATCCATTCCCAAGTTGGGTGAACGCGCCACGTTTGCGTAACCCACGTCACATTTGGGCTGAGGTAGATATGCCTAACGACGTTGATTGGCAGTCAGAGGCTACACGTCGCGGATACAACGACGATGGCAACTTTGTTGCTAACCAAGCCCACATCACAGACCAAATGCCCAAGGGTGGTCACTACCGTTATAAGACCAACTCCAACATGACAGGCAATTGGTTGATTGGCGGTAGCATGAAAGTCAAGCGCATACTAAAAGACGAAGAGGTTCAGCGTATTAACGAAGCCGCTGGTGCCTCTGATTTGCCACGTATCAAGCCAATGAAGCAAGAGATGTTTGGCTTTGCTCATGGTGGTAGTGTTGGTGGTGACGAGACGCTTGCCCCTGAAGAATTCAAAGCTGAAGAGTATGTGAACTACAAAGCTGAAGGCGGTGCTGTAGAGCCGACTCAAGAGCAGATGCGTGAGGCATTGAGGCAGAAGATGCGTAACGGGATGTATTCCCCATTGGAGCGCCTAGCAGTGGACATCCCACGCAACAAGGGGACTGGTGCTGAGTTTATGGCGGAGATCAGCAAGCAGAAGGGCTTCAAGCCTGAGGAAGTCGCTGACCGCAAGATCCCTATCCCTGAGCAGAAGATGACCAAGTTGGAGTTCCTGAAGCACCTGCGCCAGCATTCAAACCCACCACTCAAAGAGCACATGTTGCAAGACTTGGGTAACACTAGCCAAGCGCGTGATGATCGAGCAAACGATTACTACGGTGAAGACTACAACAATTTAACTTATGAATCACAGCATGATGTTAAAGAATGGGTAAACCAGAACAACGCTAAGTACAGTCAATACCAGATCCCTAATGGTGAGAACTACCGCGAGATGCTCCTAAAGCTCCCAGCGTTGAGCAACGAAGACTCAAATGCCATCAGTTACTTGCAAACGGAAAAGCGCCGCACTGATCCAACAGAGTGGGCGCAGAGCGAAGACGGTAAGAGACTTGATGCGCTTATGGAGAAGGCAAAGAAATTTGATACACCATATGTTACTGGTCACTGGGCGCAACACCCTAATACGCTAGCGCACGTCCGTCTAAGCGACCGTGAAGGCCCAAACGGTGAGAAGCTGTTGCACCTTGAGGAGTTGCAGTCCGACTGGCACCAACAAGGTCGTCAGCGCGGATACCAAAAGAGCGATGACGAGATGCAACTTGAGCGCCAGCGCGTAAAGGATGAGCATGAAGCTCGCATCAAGTCTGAGAGCAAACGATTAAGTGACAATTACAAAGAACTTAAAAACAGGATGCGTAGTGTTACCGATCCCACTCCCGCTGATTCTGAAATGTTTCAAAGGTTTGAGACGGATATTTTGAAACAACTCACTGCATTGTCTGACGTTGAACCACCACCAGAGCCTAAGAACACTGGGTTACCCAATGCCCCGTTTAAGAAGTCATGGCACGAGTTGAGCATGAAACACGTCCTGCACCACGCGGCAAAGAACGGTTACGACGGTGTGGTGATGACTCCCGGCATTGACCAAGCAAGGCGTTGGGGTGATGAGGGCTTGAAGGTTCACTACGACAAGAAGATCCCTGAGTTCCTAAACAAGTTTGGCAAGCCGTTTGGCGTCCAGATGCAACCGCATGCTCACCGCATTCAAGGTTCAAAAGAAGATTACGGCAATGCTTCTGAGCGATTAGGTTTGGCTGGTATTCCTATGGAGCGCTTGACACCTAAAGAGCATAGTGCAATTGCCAATGAAGCAGACTACCATCTGCACTATTTCCCCATCAACGACCAGATGCGTACAAGCATTTTGAAAGAAGGAATGCCACAATACATGCGTGGTGGTATCGTCCATAAAGCCGAAGGAGGCGCTGTGTTACCTATCGAACAAATCAAAGCCCAGATGATGAAAAAAGGGCTGAATCAATTGCAATCTATTGGTGCTAACGAAGCTCCAAGTCTTGGCATTAAAGCCTATGTATCACCCGTTGGACGCCCTGATAACAATCAGATGCCTGTGGGTGGTGTAGACACCTCTCAAGGAAATCTGCCTGTTGGCGGAATTGACATGAGCAAGATGCAAGTAGGTAATCAACTTGCACCTCAAGGCATGCCACAACCAGCGGGTATGCCACAAGGTATGGATCAACCACCCATGGGTGATATGCCCCCACCTATGGGAGGTATGCCACCAGTGGGTGGGATGCCACCTCCACAAGGCGGAAGCAACATCCTGAGCATGACCCCCCAAGGACAGGCGATGGCGGCTATAAAGCCCCAAGGTTTGGCTAAGGGTGGTAGCGCCAAATCAACCGCTGACATGAAGGCTGAGATAGCCGCTAAGAAGAGTATCAGTGATGGCACGTCCACCAGAGTCAAGATTGACGCTGAAGGGCCGGGTGGCGTTAAGGGCATCGTCGTCCCACGTCACATGTGGGAAGGCAAGACTTACAAGGGTGAGGGCGGTAAGAAGGTCGAAGGCATGCGCGATGTCAACGAAGCTCGCGCTAAGGTGTACGGATCTGAGAGACGCGATCCATTGAGCAGTGGTCAGATGAATAGCTTGCACAAGAAAATTTTGGCAGAGCACTTTCAAAAGCCTTTGGAAGAACAAAAACAAGCTGAAGAAGAGGCGCTCAACAAACTGCGCGAAGCGAAGCACATTGGTAAGACAGCCAACACTCTGGACAAGAGCGAGAAGCTAGACACTGTCAACCATGAGGAAGATTCTGCAGGACGTAACTACGTTGGCTTTGCGTCTAAGGGAGTGGCTGGTCATTCCCTGTACACGTCTGGACACGGAGAGAACCAGAAGCACCATGTGATCAATACGTGCGCTGGGCAGACTGTGGGTTGCGGTGGTGGTACGGACAAGAACGGTATCGTGGATACGAGCCGTGGTACGTGCTTTGCTCCTAATGCTGAGTCGCAGTATGTGAACGCCGCTGTCCGACGCGCCAGCCACGAGCAAGCCAAGCACGATCCCGCGATGTCCAAAGACTGGATTTTGGCGCACACGGGTTCGTTGCGTAACGCGGCGGAGAACGCTGACAAGAAGAACAAAGTTTTGCTGTTCCGCCCCAACGTTGTGGACGAGACTGACGTGACTTCACGCCATGCTATCCGTCATTTAAACGATCAGCGTAAGGCAACAGGCAAGCCTAGCATTGAGGCGAACTCATATGGCAAGACAAATGAGTTGCATGACCCTGAGAATGGTTACCATGTGACGCATTCGAACGTAGGCCCAAAGGTCAAGAAGGGTCAAGAGATCAGCGAGAACATTGCTCGTGATAAAGCGCGTGTGCGTAACACTGTGATGGCGGCTGATAACAAGGGTGACTTCAAAAACGAACAAGGTAACAAGACACCTCCAAAGGGTTCGTACATGGTTACTGACGTCAAGCGTGGATCTGAGATGTCCAAGAACATGGAAAAGCACATCACCCATGCAAAATACTGGACAACAGGACGTCCTAAGAGCGAGTTAACTCCAGAAGAGATCTCTCAAGGTGAGGAAGGTCACTACGGTAGCAACCACAAGCCTACGACTGAGGACGACGCTCACTACGGACACAAGACTGTCAAGGGTTTGCGCTTTGATTACCAGAAGCAACACGTCTTGCACCCACGTTTGGTTCAGGTTGGCTTTAATGAAGACGGCTCAAAGCACATGATCCCTACGGATTCGCGCTTTAAAGACACCGAATTCTTGCCAAAAGATCGCTTTAAGAGCAAGAATGGCAAAGATGCTGGTCACATTTTGATGACTACACCTACAGAGTCAACAAGCTCTATTGGTCACCAGACATCATTTACGCACCATGTGAACAACGACCACATTGAACACGCCAAAAAGAACAAAGGCGAATACGAAATTGACAAACCAGAAGATCAATTGAAGGCGTCAGGAAAAGAGTACGTTGCTCCACAAGCAATTAAGTTCTACGCTGATGGTGGTCAAGTCGGTGGACGCCATGAAGGTTTTAGCGATGATGATTTCCATGCGTTTCCTGAGCAAAACGTGGTCGCACAACGTCACTTAGCTATGCGTGGGCATGACCACGAACCAGTTGAAAAACATAGTTTGTCGGATACCAAACGTAAAGTTACAATGAACAAAGACATGGACACCATGGTGTTAGAACTGACACGTAATAAGAAAGCCAAATGATGGACGAACTTGACCCAACCCAAGATCCCAT